TTTAAATTATTAACTTGAATGTTTAATGTGTTAATCTGTGTTAATAGATTACATATAATTTCATCAATCTTTTGCAATATCACATTAAGTGTATCACATGGTTCAGCTATTATACATGATAATGCAGGACCATTATAAACAATAGTACTAGAAGCAGTTAAACTAGTTGAACATGGATCATTGCTATGACAACCACTATTAGTGATTGTAGAACTGCATCCACAAGGACTATTTAAAACTACATCTGTGCAGCAAGGATTTACTGGTAAATATGGATATGCCATCTTATTGATTTATTAAGGTATATAAATAATATAGTAACAAGGTAAAACTGGTTGAATATTAGTATGTGCTCCACTTCCTCCTATGTTAGAGTTAACAACTGTAACATTTGTTCCATTTAATCCTGTAAATTCTGTACTAGTATAAGCATGATTTGCTGTACCTGTTCCACTTTGTTGATTTATATTACTAGCTATAGGAGCAGCAGTAACACCATAAGCAGCAGTAGAGTTTGTTCCTCCAAATCCTTCAATATGTTTATGTCCAGGATCAACTATAGTTACAGTGGCAGTATGAGTATGATCTGGTATTTGTCCAATTACTAATGTTGTAGTATTATTGCCATATGCAGAATTTAATGCATAACTAGGATTACCAACTGTACTAGGATTTGTTCTAGTAGGAAGTGTTAAACCACCCATAGACCCATCTGTAGTACCTACACCAACTACACCTCTTTTATCTGGTGTACCATTTTCTCCATTACATAAATAAATTTTATCCCAATCTCCTGTACCTGCTCCTGTACCATCAAAGTTAGGTGTTCCTGGTCCAGATAATAAACCGTAATATTCAACTACAGTATAAGGAACCATTCTGTTATAATAATTAGTGAATATACCTAATGAATCTAAATATGATTGAATATAATCATTAACTCCAGGGTGACCTGGACTAGCAGTAATAGGTACATATTGGTTTCTTAATTCTAATGTCAATGCTGCTAAATCAACTCCTAATGTACAAACTTTATTAATTGTAGCTTGTACAATAGCATGTGTATCTGAAGAAGCTGTAACTCCTGTTAAACATCCAATTGTATAATCAGCATTCAATATAGCAAGTTCTGCTACAATAGCATCTACTTGTTCTTGAAGATCACAAGCAGCTTCTATAAGAGCTTTTGATATATCTACAATAGAAAGATCTCCACATGTTGGTAGATATTTATTTACAACTTCGCACACCACTGTAGTTCCAAGATCTATCTTCACTCCTGTACCATCTAATGTTGATACAAGGAATGTAATCAATGCTTGTTCTACAAATGATAGAGAATCACCAGTTTGAATTCCTAGGACAGGAACATCTATTCCTGTATATTTAACACATCTGTCAGAGACAATCTCTGTACATCCGTTATAACAATTTGAGCAATTGGACATATTATTTATTTTAAAAGATTTAAACAGTTGTTGTTGTTGTTGTGGTTGGATTAGAAACTATTGTAATATCACAAGGAACCTCTAAACAAGGTAATGGTTCATTACATCTACTAACACATCCCACTGTAAGACGTATCACTCTACTAGCAATCATGTTTACAGAATAATTATAAACATAATCAGGATTAATATACTTGTGAGTAAGTATCCTTCTATATGCTATTAATTGAAGAATATCACCAGCAGGTATAGGTTGGTTCAACATATATGAAATGTTGTTATACAAACTATTACCAAGCTCTGCTAACTTGCAATTTATTTTTCTAAGTAAATCAGGAATGTTTGCACATTCAGGACAATTTGTTAGTCTTGGTGATAACATAATATCAATTTTATTTATTTATTTTAGATGCACAATGTGCACACACTCCGTTTGTCAATTGACAACCGCACCCTACATTAGCTCCACAGCTTGAACATTGTGCCATAATTAATAAAAGTTTATTTGGTAGTTGTTACCAGAACAACCACAGTTGGTTCTTAAAAAGTTATCTAACATATTATCTGCCTGAGCATATAATGTATTTAATTCAAATTCTGCACAGTTATTAGCTGCTGCAATAGCTCCTTGAATAAAGAAGTTAATTGTATTTAATGTTACGCTAGATTGAGTTTTAAGGGCTCTATCGCACTCCATCATATTTAATTGTAAAAACGCATTGTCAAACTTCTCTTGAAGTCTATCAACACGTAATATTGTTTTTTCAACATAGTTTGCATATGCTGGAGCAACAGAATATCTTAATCTATATACTCCATCAGGAAGAGGTTGATTACAACCAACTTCTGTAATTCCTAAATTAGATGATGTAAATACATTGAGTTGATTAGGAACAAAAGGTAAAATCTTGGTTCCGAATCCTGGAATATCAATCTCAATAGATGGTGCTGAGACCACTGGAGGATTGGTAGGATATACAGAAGCATCTGCAACACCAATTGTAAGTACACTGTAAGTAGGGACTACTAATATATCTAATTGTAAGTTTGCCATGTTTTTTTAATAAATATGCCAGAGGAATATGAGTGATATCCTCTTTCCCCTGGCATAGGTTATTTAATAATATTTATTACTTCTTCTTAGTCTTAAGGGATAAGAGTAGAAGTTGTAGTAGTAGTAGATGGAGCAGCAGTAGATGTAGTAGTTGTTGTAGTGATACAAGGAGCACCTTGATCAACAACAGTTCCTAAAGCAGCTTCTAATACAGTAGAGATTGCAGCAGAAATACCACTTGTTACAGAGTTTGGAGCAGCAATAATTACTGTTGCATCTTCATAAATGTAATCACCCCATTGGTATGCAGATTTATCATACTCATTGAATTTGATATAATATGTATCATAAGTAACACCAGTAGATACCCAAGATTCAAAGTTCTCATTGTATCCATTCATTCTGTAAAGGTGTTTCAAATACCCAGCTTGGTAGCTATAGAAGTTTTTCTCTAATTGAGCAATTTCTGCAGATGTACCAGTAGCATAAGAAGCACGTTGTGTGATGATAGGTTGAGCAACAAAGTTACAAGCATCAGCAACAATAAAGTCAGCAGTAGTAGCTGGACCAGCATATACAAACGTTCTGAAAGACATTCTGTCATATTCAAAAGGGAACGCTGCAATATCACAAGGTTGGCCATATTGAGTTAATGGTTTTCCTGTAATACGTAAAATTGTTCCACCTATATTTTCAAATGTATAGAATGTAGAGAATGAAATGTTATCAGGGTTGTTTCCTGGAGCTTTCAAGTTTAATTGATAAATCAATTCATTGATGATAGTGTCATCACTTACATCATCACATGGGTTAGCATCACAATCACAACAAGGAGCTTGGATAGTTACTGAACGAGTGAAACCATTGAAATACAATGTATCAATATAAGAAGAATGAGCACGCAAAGTTAACGTGATAGTTTCTCCACATTGTACAGTGAAATTAGTTACATCAGTAATTTGGTTAGCAGCTGTTGGACATCCTGATACTTTATACCATTCTGTTACATTAGAACCATTAGGTCTAATTACTTGAGCACTTCCTGTAAGAGATACTGCTCCACCTGCAATTCTATCAGATCTTTTAGATCCTTGAAGATAGGTGTTTGTTCTACCTTGAGCTACATAAAAATATGGAGTTGTTAAAATAGAAGTGGCATCAACTGCAGAATATGCACTGTTGAAGATACCTACTTGACCAGCTGTCAAGTTTTGTGTTGAAATCGAACCAGAGCTAGGGAGTGTTGTTTGCCCCACTGGAACCACAAATACTGTGGTTAATGAAAAATCAGCCATTGTTTATTTATTTAAATTAATAGTTTATTCGTTTGTTTGTATTCTATATGCTGCATTTTGAACAGCAGATTGATTCTCTGTATACATTGCTAGATTTTGTACTGTAAGATCTAACAACTCATCTTCTAAATATAATTCAAGCTCACAGTCTTGATCAAATGATGGAAGACCATCTAACATAATATATCCTGTCTTATTTATATACACTGGATATCTCATATACATTATCTGTATGTTCTTAGGTGTGAATGTACCATCGGTGAATACAGAAATTTTATCAGAAGCAAGAAAGTTAAATGTTTCTTGATATTCAAATGAAGGTTTGTAATGATCATTATTTAATATGTATTGAAGATCACCATGTTTGGCAAGATCTCTGTTAATCCATATCTTTCTATCTTTACATCTACCTTTATCAGCTAATGCATAACTGTCAACATAAAACATATACTTAGGTTCAAGTAAATGAACATTAGCAGACCATTGATTTAAATTAGCATCTTCTAATGTTAATGTTAAAGGTTGATGATTATAATCCATTACAAGACTTTGTAAGTCTTCATAACGTTTTTTGAATGCATCCATTCCTAATCCATTAGCAACACTAATTCCATCAACTTTTTGTTTTATCAACTTAATCTGAGCTTCATTCAAAGCTAAGATTTTGTCTTCTAATTGAATTTGTTGATGCTCATTAGTTGATAGTTTATTTAGTTTCTGATCGATCTTATATAATAAACTATCTACTGGTATCATATGCTTTTATATTTTTAAACTAGCTACTAAACAGCAGCTAGTTTTTTAGTTTTCAATTTACCTTCTAATGTCAATAACTCATCTTGGTTATCATCATCAGCTAAAAATCTGATTAAATCATCTTCATCTTTAGCTATCTCAAACTCACCTTCATAAACCTTACCGTTTGGTTTAATTCTATATACTGAATGAGCTACAGCTTGTTTTACTAAATCTTTTATATGGAGTAAGGCTTCTTTCATATCTGCAAATCTATTGAACACTTCAACTGGACTCAATCCTGAATATTTACCATTCTTGAATTCTGTTTGTTTCAATATATTATCTACTAAGTTATAAACCACTTCTTCTTTTGTTTCTTCTGTTACTGGAAGACCTAAAAGTCTTGCAACTTTTTTCTTCTTCTCAGGAGACATAGAATCAAACTTAACAATAGCTTTGTTAATCAATTGTTTTTTCTTGTATATCACTGCGTTTTCAATCTCATCATCTACAACATAAAATTGTGTATCTGCTGCATATTCTCCTCTTTCCCAAGCTTGATATGAACTTGCAATAGTAGGATGAACTCTTAACCATGAAAAAGCTATTTCTTGAAAAGCATTTGATAAATCAAAATAGTTATCACCATCTAATAATTTAACCACTTGTACGTGTGTCTGATCATCTGTAGAAGTTGATAAACCATAGTTCCAAAATTGTGAACGAGGTCCTAAATCAATATCACCTATTTCATTTTCAAGTTTTATTCTAAGAGCTTTAACTCTTTCAATCTCTAATTCTTTTTCTAAAGGATCTTGGATTCTTTTAATGTACGTAGCATTCTCATCTAATCCTGTTCTGTACTTTCCATCTAATTCTTTATAAGGATATTTGAATACTCCTGTTCCAGGGATTCTTGTCATTCCTTTTTGTGATAGTCCACTATCCATTGTTTGAAGTTGAGCACTATTTGAATAGTCTCTCTTAATAGTAGAAATTTTGCCTGTCTTACCCATATGTAGTTAATTTAATAATTGGTTTTAATTTGTAGCGAATTGAGGACTCGAACCTCGCTTCTGGGTTATGAGCCCAATGTGCTAACCAGTTACACTAAATCGCAATTTGTAGAGTGGTTCCACCGAAGAAACCTGAACCTAGATACTATCTATTTCAAACACTCTATTTGAGAAGCTTCCCCTCGAGGAGGGAGAGGAGGTGAGGGGATTCTTCTCGGAAAAAAGAGAAGTATGCTGTTCTTGTGGGAAGCATTACTTCTTCAGTTTCATTATTAGAATTGTGGCATTTCCTCAATCAACACAGTTCTAGAAAGATCTTCAATAAATACATCGCATCTATCTTTCATCCAGATTTCATATCCTGGGAATTTGTTAGCACTTGACATACCTTGAGATTTAGCAAAACCTAAGTGATGACGAGTTCCATCAATATAACCCCATGTCATAGAAGGAGCACCTTTCATACGTACTTCTCTAATGTTATTTACCATTGATCCATCAGACATTGGAGAAACATCAAACACCATAAATACAGGCGTAGATTTTTTGTTTTGTCCAAACTCTAAGTTAGATTGTGGTAAATCTAATTCTTTCAAGTGAATCAATTCAACTCTACCAGTCTCACGTGTTACCATTGCATCAAATGCAAAGTTGTAAGTGATATGTTGTCCTTCTCCTTGTAAGTATCTGTTTCCAGAATCAGCCATGAAAGTAAGACCTGAGTTTAATGCATCTGTTTTCAAAGCTTGTTGGAATACATCGAATCCAGCTTCATTAGTATACATCTTAACACTTCTATCTTTCACATCCACTCTTCTGTAGAATAAATCTCCAAATACAGAACGGATCAAGTTAGCAGAGAATTCACCTCTGTTATATTGTACCAAGTTTCCATTGTTACGCATTCTGTGGTATACACCAGCAGATGTTCTTTTCAATTCTTGTTTAGAACCTCCAGATTTAACTGTACCTGGTTTAGCCCAGATCATACGTTTAACTTTCAATTCAATCATTGACTTACGCATCCAGAATTCAATAAACGGTTCCCATTTAACATCATTACGTGTAAGTGGTAATTGGTTACGTCTTTGTGGAGCATATACCAAGATGTCTAATGGTTTACCAGAAGCATCTCTCATCATTTTATCATCAGCCCATTCTGTGATTTTGTGCTCATATCCATATGCAGAACCTAAAGATTCAAACATTGTAATTTGCTCACCTAATCTTGGAAGACCTAATAAGTCTTGATCAAACTCACCAATAGCAGCATCAACTAATTCTAATTCAACACCATATTGCAAGAATACAGGATTAACAAAATCAACTACTGGATTATCAGTTACTAATGTAAATGAATACAAATACCCCATGTTCCATGGTAATGGATCTTTGATCACGTAGAAACGTGGACCATACTGACGTGTACCTACAGAGATGATAGCATTTTTAGAGAACTCATTAGTATCTAATACTAATTGGAACTCTTGACCATCAATACCTGTTTTACCAGCATCAATCAAAGCTTGAGTAGATGCAGGAATGTCAATAATTTTTGGGAATTTGTAAGGAACTGCTACTTGCCATTTCCATGCATCACTATTATTATCAATATAATAAGGTGTGCTTTTGTTGATCATGTCTAAGAAGTCATTACTGTAAAGCGAGCTCTGTGTATAAAGACTGATGATTTTTTTATCATAGTCTGCAGGCTCAGTAGAGTGAAAACTCTCTAAGTGGTTAGAGTCTGTTAATTTTCCTACTGCACGTTTGTCCATAGACGCTACACGAGCATAAGTAAAACCAGTTAACCCAGGAATTGTTTGAATTGCCATTGTTATTCGTTTTTGTTAATTATTTATTATTTTGTTATAAGAACCATGATTTTGAATTAGCACCACCAGTAACTCCAGACGTTTTAGCCTTTGTTACTTGTCTTGCAACTTCCCCAAATAATTGATCAGATTTTTTTGTAACACCTGATCTTTGTATGGTTGATAATGTAGGATCTTTTTCTAACATTTTAAGAATAAGTCCCACCTTAACTTTCTGTGCATGATTCTCTGGTCTTTTAAGATCTAAAATAGCACGATCGAAATCAGTTAAGGTTTCTCCTGAAGGAGTTTTCCATTTATCAACTAATAGGAAGTCTTGTAGTTCACCTGCTAATTTTGGATTGATTGGAATACCATCAAACTCTTTTGCTTTCACCTTATCATTTAAGATGGACTGCACATTATTTATATATTGATTTCTGACTTGAGCTTTTTGTTGTAACTCTTGTTCAGATTTAGCTTCTAAATCTTGTAACTTAGATGCTTCTTTTTTAACTAACACTTTATGATGTTTTGTTGCAACACTTTCTAAATCACCGTAGTTCTTTAATCTTTCAATTTCTGTTACTACATCTTCTGCATCAAAGCCTTGATTAGTTAATGCTTGCTTCATTATTCTTTCTTGATTGTTCTCATCAGAAAGATCCATCTCTGCAAATCCAACAACATTGTTATATGTAGTGAAGTAATCTTTTGGATCAACTCCTTTTACAAATATGGCATCAAAAGCTTCTTGATAGTCTTCTCCAAATTGTCCAATGAAGTTTTGTACTATTTCACTAGCACCTTTTTTCTTTTCTTCATTGAATCTTTCTAGAAATTCTTCAGCAGTATTTACTGGTTCTTGATCATCATCATCAGATGTAAATACACCTAGTTTATAAAGATCATTTGCAAGAGCACTAAATTGTGTTCCTTCAGGAGCACCATCATCATCTGAATCATCACTTGCTTCACTATCAACTTTTGCAGGTTTTGCAACTTTTGATACTGGAGCAGAATCATCATCATCCTCTTCATCATCATCACTTAAGAAATCAGCAATCATTGATTGCCCATCTAGTTTTTCTTCATCTGTTTTACCATCAACGCTTTTAGGAGGAACAATATCCTTACCTTTTTTAACTTCTGGTGCAACTGGTGCAGCAGGAGAATCTGCATCTTTAATAATTGGTGTAACATCTTCTGGATTGCTAGAAGCAGTCTCAGGTTCAAATAACCCTTGAAGTAATTCTTGATTACCCATTCCCATTTCCATAGTATCTTGGATACTAAAGTTGCTTATATCTAAATTATCAGCCATATGTAGTTGTATTTATGTTTGGTTTATTTATGTAAAAGTATAATAAGAGTTTCTAATATCAAAGGGTTATGTGTCAATGTGATCCAATTTTCTTGATAATATAGCATTAATATTATTATCTCCTCCAAAGAGAAGAAGTTTTTTAACCTTTTTTGTTATTACGTCCCTTAGCATTCTCTTTTGCAACAGCAAGATCGTTTGCCATATTCTCTCTAGTCACTTGTAATTTCTCTTTTTCTATAGACATTTTATCAGCAGCCTGTCTATTCTTAGATTGCATATCAGCCATCTTTAATCCATAGTCTTTAGCAGCTTTATCTTGATCATTAGATAATCTACTCATTTCTAATACATCAGGAATAGAATTAGAATTTTCATCTTCGCTTGCAACATTACCAAATCCTGTAGCTTGTATAATAGCAATCTTCTCTTTAGAAAGTCTATCAAGTTCTTTTTGATAATCATCATGAGCCATTTGCTCTTCATGTTGTTGAATAGCAAATTGTTGTTGAGCTTGAGCTTGTTGTTGTTGAGCTTCTTGCTGTTGTTGTTGTAATTGCATCTGTTGATCTTGTTGAGCAATTTGTCTATCTCTAAGATCTTTAAACACTTTCTTAAGTTCTCTTTGAGACTTAGTAGAATATAATTCTATTACATCATAAAGTGTGCCACCATTTTGAATAATAGCTTGAGACAATTGTCTAAGTTCATTAAACATTTGTGTATCTTCTGGTCTGTTAGTTAAGAACACTTTTAAATCTCTAAATTTAAGATCTGATCCATTAACTTGTACAAATGCAGATTCACCTTCATTTGTAATATATGAAAGTGTAGATTGTGGTTTTGATGATTCAACATAAAGTGCAGCATCTATAATACTTTGATACAACTGTCCAAGCACATACTCGTGAGCCACAAATAAAGGCTCTGTTTGAGAGTAACTCTGTTGCATCGCAGTGTTAGTACCTGTTGCACTTTCAGATGCAGAAACAGATCCCATACGTTGTTTAGACATACCTACAAGTTCCCAGCATTCAAGTTTAACTTGTTGAGCTAATGTATATCTAGATTGTATCTCTTGCGTACGTGTAAGATCAAGAGCTGTAAATTGATTAAATGAACTAGGAGATTTTAAATTCTCTGGAGAGTCATCAATAAATACCACTCCTCTATTACGTGCTTCCATTTCCCAGATATCAAGAGCATCTTGTGCATCTCCATCTTTAGGAATAGGAATATGTCTTAATGACATAAGTTGAACCTTACCCATTTCTTTTTCAAGAAGTTTGTATAATTGGTTCATACATACGTTATAAAGAACTTGAAAAGGTTTCATAAGATCTACTAAGCTTCTTGCTTCTGTATTCTTCACCTCATATGTTGTTCCTATAATAGGACAATAGTTTAATAACTTGTATGGTTTAATGTGATAAATATCTGGTCCAATTTTTGTTCCTTGATACCATTCATTAATCCATCCCCATTCTAATGATTGTTGTGTAGGTATAGTTCCTGATTTATAAGTTTCATCAACAAGTGTAGATTGCTCATTACCCATCTCATCTATATAAATTAATTTACCTATCTTTCTTTTAGAGATCCAATAGCTTCTTACCACTACATATTTGTATCCAAATGAAGACACATTATTAGTTAATCCTAAGAAATCTTTTAACCCATCATTGTTCTCTTTCATCTCTGATTCAATGATCATTCTTGTCTGAAGAACTAATGGATCAAATGTATCATACATTACAGAGTCTTGTCCAGGAACAGCATCAGGATTACCTAGATTAGATTCACGTACATTAATTAATCCATAATCTTGTAAAGATGATCTAAGGTGATCTATCTCTTCTTTTGTAAGATCTGGTAAGCTTTCAATAATTTCAGATAGTTCCATAACTTGTACAGTACCAGCAGCATATGCTCCTTGTGCTCTACCTGTAGGATCTGATATATATTTTCTATCTGGTGTACTTAAGAACCAAGTGTTTTTTGGATTAGCCACTTCTACATTAAATCCAAGTTTGCTGTTATCTTCATATATATGATAGAATTGTCTAGCAGAAATTAATAGATCTCTAAATGCATCTTCACTCTTTTCTTTAAGATTAAACTCAGCTTTTTGACAAGTAAGAACATGATTAGCCCATTTTTCTGCAACAGATGTATAGCTATCTAACTGATCCTTAACTTGTTCCATTGTCATTTGCTGCAATTGCTCAGGTTCAATTTCTTCACCTTGCATTGCTGCTTTTGCTGTTAATTGTTGTTTAACTTGATTGATTATATATTCTTGTAATGTATCTGTTTTAAATTGAAGTTCTTCTGATTGACTATCATCATCAAAAGCTTTCACTCTAAATGTATCTGGACGTTTAGATATCTCTCCTACCAATTCATTTACAGGAGTGGTAATGATTGAATACATCTTCACATAAGCAGGAAGTTCTAGATCTGCTGTTAGCACATCTGTAAAGCTTCTCACTTCTGGTTCTTGATAGAAATCTTCCATGTGAAGAATTCCTTTCATAAGATCATAGTTCTTTACAAATGTATCTCTATTCTTTACATACTCAGCATATGCTTTATTAGAGAAATAATCCATTGTGTTCTTAATCCAACTCTCATCTTGTTTTTCTTTCTCTGTCTTGAACTGATCAGGAAAGATGTTTAGATAAGCGTATCTAATAGTTGCGTCTTTTGTATATCTAATTATTGCCATTATGTAAACAATTTATTTCTTGGTGTGTTAAACATTGATCTGCTTTCTGTAAACAGTTTATTCTTTTTGTTCTTCTTGAACATTGATTGTATTCTTACATCTTGTTCTCCTCCTATTTTTCCCATAATAGGATCTAGTTTCATTGCCAAAGCTATTGCTAACTCAGCTGCAATGATTCTATCAAAGTTACCTGATTCATTATACTGAATCATCTCCTCAAGTAGAACAGGATCAAATATCTTAGCCATACCTTTTATCTCAGACTTAATATTTCCATCTTCATCTTTCTCTGTATGTACTACTTCTTCTGTATATTTCTTTAGAGCCCCATGCAGGAAGTCTCTTATTTTCTCAGAAGATCTGTGTATCCCATAATCCCTTCTAACAGTAGTGTTTGGAACTATTTCTTTTAACCAATCTGGTTGTCTCTCTAAATAATGTGCATCTCCCTTAGCTATCATATAATCTATAAAGGATATCTCATCATTCTCACACAGAGCTCTAGCATTATAATACTTAATTAAGTATCTAGCTTGTTCTTCCCATGTTTCTTTCTTCTCTGGTCTAGCACAATAACTAGCAACAAACATATCTTGATACTTCTCTCCAGAGATGGCATGCATACGTTTGTATATATAGACAGATCCTAATGAACTTGAATATGCAGACTTTCCCTGTCTATAAGGGTCAATCCCTGCAACATATAATCCATATGGAGGACTTTCTATTGGAAACTCATATATCACTACAGGAGCTTCTTTGTTATCACTATTCTTAAGAGGGAAGTTTGATATTGGTATCTTATCTGTAAACTCATGTTTCACACCATCACCATCATCATATAAAACAACAGGTGTTCCTGTTCTTTCCACTGCTAATAGTCTAGTCTTCTGACGTTTAGCTGCTTCAATATCAAATATGTTTGTATCCTCATTCAAGAATATATCATCCACCTCTTGTGGGTAATACATCTTCTCTTTTAAATAAGCTAGTCTATCACCAGCTTTCTTTAATCTCTCAAGATTGTCATTTGTAATCTTATCTGCTTTCTCTTCATTAGAAACTAGCATCTTTACATTATGTAGCTCTGATTCTTCTGGTTGATCAAGATAGGCTCCTAAAGAAGATTCTTCTTTAGCTTCCATTCTATATTTATGGGAGATGAATAGTCCATGGATTCTTTGATCATCCTTTGCACTATTGTATTCTAGGAAGTTAAAATTGGCTACATCAAACATTAAGCTCTTTGCATCCATGAAGTTTTGCATATCTCCACCTGTACCTGTAAGTATAGGGCTACAGCCCCAACCAAATGGTGTGGTGAAACCTGGTGTTGCAGCTTGTAATCCTCTGAGGAAATTACCCTTACCTATCTCATCAATGATAAGCCTTCTAGGTTTTGTACCTGCAATAGCCTCTTCATTGTTACCACCATCTAAGTTACGAATAAGGATCTGAGAAAAGGGGATTCTCTCTCCTGCTTTTG